AATGGTTATACCTTATAGTGGAGACTATCCCCGGAGGGGATCCTTATTGGTGGGAAAAGAAGGCGAAAGCCTTATATGAAAGAAAAGTGAAATTATTTTCAATTTAGGGGTTGACAAATCCCAATTTGTATGCTATAATAGGTATACTCTTATGGGTTATTACTTAAAGGTTCTCCATTTAAGGGTGACCATTTAGACTCAACTTAACTAACTTAATCAATCACAAATGATCAATCAAATAGGTTAAACCTTAAGGGTTCTTACCTTTAAGTTATTGATTTAAATAGATTATTAATTGAATTAGTTATATAAACCTAAAGGTTTAAACCATAAGGTAGATACTATTGGTATGACTAATAGCTCCGCAAGGATACCTAATGGTTATACCTTATAGTGGAGACTATCCCCGGAGGGGATCCTTATTGGTGGGAAAAGAAGGCGAAAGCCTTATATGAAAGAAAAGTGAAATTATTTTCAATTTAGGGGTTGACAAATCCAAAAATTGTGATATACTTAATATATATCTTCGGAAATCTTAGAGGGTTTAGGAATATATCCAGAGCAGCTGGGTCTACCCTTAAGCCTTTGAGGGCTAAAGAGTACCCTCCTCTGTAATGTTTATTCTTGAACATTGCTTTCGGTGGGCGCAAAGCCCACCAGTTTTTTCAGGGGAGTATGATTCCGCAGTAGCTCAGTTGGTAGAGCGCAAAACTGTTAATTTTGATGTCGCTGGTTCGAGACCAGCCTGCGGAGCCAAATCTTATAATGCCAGATATCTGTCCGTAGGTGGTTACGAAGCTACGCGAAATATAATACGTAGTAGCAATGAAAGAAGATTTAGAGAAAGAATGCCCGAAGCATGGGATGACAACATACCGCTGGAGAACAGATAGGTACAGATGCCTACAGATGCCTACAATGCCTCAAAGAGGCTGTAGTAAGACGCAGGAAGAGAACTAAGTTAGATGCCATAGAGTATCTTGGAGGCTCATGCCTACGATGCGGGTACAATAAATGTACGAGCGCATTAGAATTTCACCATAGGGATCCTAATGAGAAGGATTTTGGAATATCTGCAAAAGGTATATGCAGATCTTGGGATAAGGTGAAGGCAGAGCTTGACAAATGTGACTTATTATGTTCTAATTGCCACAGAGAGGTCCATCATGAGATGGATGAGGCAGACTGACAGGACAACCAAATTTCCTAATACGTCTTTTTATGCGTATTGGGGCTATAAGCATAGATAATAGGTTTATTTATGCGTATTACAATCAGACGGAGGATAAATTATGTCAAGACCATACCAAAAAGAATTTGAGTACATATTCCTTTCCCATGCTTGGGGAGATAAATCTAACGCTGGCGTCAACTATCGACGTAAGCCGAAGGATACAACCAAGAAGAAAGGGAAGTCTGAGTAGAGATTTCATAGAGAGTAACCCTAGCTGGTGCTAGGCTACGACTGCTAATCGCTAGGAGCCGAAAGGCTTGGGGTTCGTTTCCTCTGCTCTCTGCCAAGTTTAAAGTGTGCCTACAGCAACACTTCCTAAGTTAAACCTGATAGTGGAGGTTCGAGTCCTTCCCGCCCCACCATAACCATTATGGGGAGGTAGTTTAATGGTAGAACGTCAGGACGGATATGTGCATACTGAAAATAATTTAAAAAGTGCTTGACTTTTACATCAAAGTGTGTATAATGGGCACCAAGATAGAGATTTAAAGGTTCATTACAGCAGACCTATTACTTAAGCCAAAGCAGGTTGTGTCGGTTCGATCCCGGCTCTCCGTTCGGATGTTCGGAGATAGTCTAATGGGAGGACACCTGCCACATAGTAATATGAACCTGATACAATTTAAAGGCTAACTACAGCAAACATAATTTTAGAGGTTCGATTCCTTTATTTCCTGCCAATTAGGAGATTGCAATGGTGCAAACAAATTAGCCTGACATTATCCACTTTACATCTTCCATAAGAGGGTGTAAACTAGATAAAAACTTAAAGAGTGTGTACAGCAAACTATACGCTAGCTCACTGGTAGAGCAATCGACTATTAATCGACTGGAGCGGGTTCGATTCCCGCGCACATTAAGACACTCTGACACAATTTAGAATTAAAGGTTCCTTGCAGCAACAATAACGCTAATGGATACTGTGGGTCGCTGGTTCGAGTCCAGCCCTCTCGACCATAATACGTTGACGGGAGGTAGCTCAGTTGGTAGAGCAGCAGACGCAAACAACAGGAACCTGAAACAAGTTAAAGATTACTTACAGCAACAAATATTTGATTATACTTGTCTTGTGAAACAAAAGGTGTCGGTTCGAGTCCGGCTCAGGGATACGTCCCTGATGGTGTAACGGTAGCACTTCAATCTTAAAGTAATCTGACATTATCCACTATAGACCTTCTAACGAGGGTCTATACTAGATAAGACTTAAAGGGCAACTACAGCAATACCCAAAACATTTGACTTTTAATCAAACTACGTTTAGGATTTGCCCTGATACAATTTAGAACTAATGAGCAACTACAGCAAAAATACTATTTTCAAAACTATTGGAAGCCTTGAAAAGCAAAAATTGCTCAGAACCTATTGACAACCAACACAAAATGTGTTATTATATAAATCCGATAAAAATAGGAGGGTCAATCATGACATCATTACTAGATGCCTTTAATACAGAAGGCCGCACAGCCAACGGTGGCAAAACTAATCTATCTTCAATGGATCCATGTGTAGATCTATTCGGAGCAGTTGGTGCCTCTCGTGGCAAGAATATCGTAAATCTTATGTCAGCAGCTTATAACGCTGGCGACAAGGATTTAGCAACCCGAATCATGCTATGGGCACGAGATGTTCGTGGTGGAGCAGGTGAACGCCAACTCTTCCGTGATTTCCTAGTGTATCTAGATAAGACAGATCCTTCACAGGTTCTACGCTTCATGCACTTGATTCCTGAGGTTGGTCGTTGGGATGACCTATTGGTCTTCACCAATCAAAAGACAAAGTATGCTGCATACGAGATGATCCGTACAGCGTTAGAGGCTAAAGATGGTCTATGTGCCAAGTGGATGCCTCGCCAGAAGAAAATTGCTAACGAGCTTCGTAAGCACGTTCAGAAAGTTACAGGTCGATACATCACACCTAAGATGTGGCGCGTAGCCCTTAAGAACTTATCTGATACAGTTGAGCAGAAGTTATCAGCTAAGGATTTCGATTCTATCGATTTCTCCAAGCTACCTTCAGTTGCTTCAGCACGTTATCAGAAAGCATTCTTACGTAACTGTGAGACTTGTTACCGTGCATACTTAGACGCATTGACTAGCAAAGATCCTGAAGTTGCTAAGACTGTTAAGATCAACGCTGGCGCTGTTTACCCATACGATATCATGAAGTCTATGGTTCGTGGTGAGTCACAAGCCGCTAATGCCCAATGGGATGCTTTACCAGATTACCTAGAGGGTTCTGATGAGCGAATCCTACCAATGGTAGACGTGAGTGGATCCATGGGTTGCTCTGCAGGTGGAAGCAAAACTGTCACCTGTATGGATGTAGCTGTGAGCTTAGGTCTCTACATCTCAGAGCGCCTAGAGGGAACCTTTAAGGATACGTTCCTAACGTTCTCTGGCAGCCCACAACTTGTTAAGTTGAATGGAAGTCTATGTGATCGTATGCTTCAGTGCAAACGCTCTGATTGGGGTATGAACACTGACATCGCTAAGGCATTTAAAACAGTACTTGATAATGCAGTACGAGCAGGAGTTCCTCAAGAGGAAATGCCAACTAAGATCTTGATCTTAAGTGACATGGAGTTTGACTCATGCACAGGTGGGCGCTCTTACGGGTACGGTGGTCGTCACGATGCTGGCAAGTGGGATAAGACAGCCTTACAGTACGCACGTAGTGCATACCAAGAAGCTGGATATAAACTACCAGAGATCATCTTCTGGAACATTAACGCTCGTGAGGGTAACAGCCCTGTGACTGTTAATGACAAAGGAGCTGCACTGGTTAGTGGTTTCTCACCAGCTATCATGCGTTCAATCTTGTCTTGCAAGAATGTAACACCAACTGATATGATGTTGGAAACAGTTAATAAAGAACGTTATTCGTTCTAGCCCCATACTGGGACTTGTGAGACCCTTTTTGGGTCTCTTTAAAAGCATCTAAGCTAACGGGTAGTAATGAGTAAAGATAAAAAGACTGCACAATTAGGGATGAGCCCTTCAACAGCGAGTGGCAGACTTGTTAAAGACATTTTGTTTGACTTTGTTGAAAAGTCAGGTTACACTTGCTACCACTGTGGTGAACAGATGACAAGAGAGACATTCTCAATAGAGCATAAAGTCCCTTGGTTAGATAGTGAAGACCCTGTTGGACTGTTTTTTGCTCTAGATAATATTCATTACAGTCACTTATCTTGTAACGCAAGGGCGGCAAGAAGAAAAGTGGGAGTTGGTGAAGCAACAGATCACGGGATCACAATGTATAATAAGTATGGTTGCCGTTGTGATGTGTGTAAGCTTGCAAAAGCTAAGCACAACAAGTTAAGATACAAGAATCAATAAGTATTGATTTAAGCGAGTATGATGAAATTGGTATCATGGTGTCCTTCCAAGTCACTCTTCTCAGTTCGAGGCTGGGTACTCGCTCCAAGCTCCTGTGGTGGAATTGGTATACACGCTGGGTTTAGATTTCAGTACCTTCGGGTGTGAGAGTTCGAGTCTCTCTGGGAGCACCAAAAGTAAAGAATTCGAGGAGGATTGTATGGAAATAAAATCAGTTAAATCCGCAACTCTTACACAAGATGATGTGACTGAGTTAATCAAGAAGGACTTTGCCATTAAGGCAGAGGTTCCATACAGTTCGGTAGAGATTGACATCAGTTTTATTGATGAGGACAGAGGCCCTAAAGAACCTCTCGACTGTAGTCCTCATAGGCCAACTAAGGTTAAATCTGTAAAGGTTTGGTCTGATTGGCAACCACCTGCAAAGAGGTGGAATGAAGTAGGTGATTAAATGTCATGTGGCAGAATGGTTTATGCGCTTCCCTCATAAGGAAGAGGACAGTGGTTCAATTCCACTCATGACAACCAATGGGCCAATAACTCAATAGGTAGAGTATCCTGCTCATAACGGGGTAGAGGAGCGGTTCGAATCCGCCTTGGCCTACCAATTAATTAATACGCCGCACTGTGGGGGAGCCGCTGGTGCCTAGTAGAGTGCCGTGAAAGTCGGAAGTGTGGCCCCCAAAAATTTAGGAAGATAACTGTCAGGGTGGCAGAGTGACTATGCGCTTGGCTGCAACCCTTGAGAGATAGGTTAAAATCCTATACTGGACTCCAAACAGTTTTATCGGGGAATGGCCAAATTGATTAAGGCACTAGGTTTTGATCCTAGCGATTGTGGGTTTGAGTCCCACTTCCCCTGCCATATTTGTCTGGTGATAAGTGAAGGTCTTATGAAGATAACGGTGAGACACTTACATACTGTAGAGGTGCCTTCCACCAGACATTTAGGTGCCACCTTAAAGGTGAAGTTATGCGGGACGATCCCTATGTGCATCCATAGGCCCGCTCCATAAAGAATAATGCTGGGTTAGCTCAAAAGTAGAGCACACCGCTGATAACGGTGAGACGGTGGAGCGTTACCATCACCTAGTACCAGAATTAACACATGTGAAAGTAAGCACCTTGGAGAGTGGCAGCCCTCTTCAGATAAAGGTGGGGTAAGAGCCCTTAAGACTGCTACCAATTTAGAATCTATAGGTGTGTAGGTGGCGAAATTGTTAGACGCATCGGATTGTGATTCCGGCTTTTGCGGGTTAGAGTCCCGTCCTACACCCCTATAGGTTTTACTTTTAAGTTTTAACGCACGTATAGCACAATTGGTAGTGCAGCTCACTTGTAATGAGAAGGTTCTGGGTTCAAGTCCTAGTATGTGCACCATATTTTGTATCCTTAGCTCAGCAGGTAGAGCACTAGATTGAAGATCTGGGTTGCGTTGGTTCGATTCCATCAGGGTGCACCAAATTCAGGGGGTGAGTTAATGGTATTCGGCAGGACTCCAAATCCTTGCAATGGCAGTTCAAATCTGTCCCCCTTGGCCAATTTATTTTAAATTAGCACTTGACAAATCCAGAAATCGTGTTATACTGGATATATAAAGTCAATAAAACAACTAAAGGAGGTTGTTATGAAACACACAAACCGCAACCTCGTTGCTAAACATGCAGGTTCTTTTAACCGCTCAGCAGTCCATGTTGACCGTAAGAAGGCCTCAAAGAGTGGCGAGGTAAAACACAAGAGACGTCGTGATGACGTAGATATTTGAATGGGGGTTATAATTCAATGGTAGAATATTCGGCTTTTAACCGATCAATCAGAGTTCGAATCTCTGTAGCCCCACCAAGTGTCTTTAAGCATGACTAAGGTTATCCTTAAAGGTATTTAATGAGCTGTGTAGCACTTATGACGATAAGTGTGAGTGGAATATTCGGGTTCGACTCCCGACACAAGCTCCCAGTTTAAAGCTCAACGGGCAGGTTGGATATGCACCTTCCTTACAAGAAGACCGAATATGGTTCGATTCCATAGTTGAGCACCAAGAATTTTACCCTATCCGTCTGGATGGACTTGGCCCTGCGAAGGCCGATGGAGTGGTTCGAATCCACTATAGGGTGAGACATATTAGTTTGTATCGACATCTAAGGATAGTCATGAGCAAGGATAAGAAAGCCCAACAGTTGGGTATGAACCCCTCCACAGCGAGTGGAAGATTGGTAAAGGACATACTCTTCAACCTCATAGATAAGCACGGAGAGGTCTGTTACCATTGCGGTGAGAGCATGAATCGAGATGATTTCTCAATAGAGCACATAAAACCATGGCTTGACAGTGAGGCACCTAAAGAGTTGTTCTTCGACATGGATAATATAGCATTCAGCCATTTGAAGTGCAATATCAAAGCTGGAAGGAGACCCCGCAAAGGTTCGAGGTCTCACGGAGTTTCAGGGTATAATAATGGGTGTAGGTGGACTATTTGTACAGAGGCATCATATGAAAAATGCAAGAGACGCCGAAAAAGGCTTAAGTCCCTCACGGGGAAGGATAGGTAAGAGTTAATGTCAGCATAGATTAACTGGTTAAATCACAAGACTTTCAATCTTGCGTTCGGAGTTCGAGCCTCCGTGCGGATACCAAACAATACGGCTATAGTATAAGGGATAGTACATGGGATTTCTACTCCTTTGGTCTGGGTTCGAGTCCTAGTAGCCGTGCCATATTCGGGGATAGTCATGGATGCTGAGGAAGGCTTGTACCTTTTCGAGTAGAGTTCGATTCTCTATGTCTCCACCAAGTTTACGTAAAATGGTTTATTAATTAGTGTTTCACCTTGCCCGGCGCAGCTGAGTTAGGCTCTATAAGGAGATGCACTTCTGAGAGCGAGACCTCCCGCCAATAAACCATTAAGTTGTACCTCAGCGGGTATGGCAAGGAGGCTATATAATTTAGGTTAAGAGTCCCTCTGGGAAGGGAATTGCACTGTCTATGCAATCGTTGCGGGTTCGACTCCCGTCTTAATCGCCACAGTTTAATCCGAGTGTAGCGCAGTCTGGTAGCGCACATGGTTTGGGACCATGTGGTCGGGAGTTCAAATCTCTCCTCTCGGACCAAATTAACGGGTAACGTCTTGAAGAGATAATGAGGCAGGGTAGCGCCCTGATACGCAAGATATCCCCGACCAATTTTAAATTATTTCTACCTTAGGGGTTGACAAATCCCAAAAGTATGGTATACTTAATATATAAGGTTAAGAAATTAAGGGGACGCTGGGCACTGGAGAGCCCACCTCGCTGTAAACGAGACGCCACCACACTGTGTAGGTTCGACTCCTACCGGCCCCACCATCTTTGGAGACTGGCACACAGGCCCCCGCCTAGTTTAATCTAGCAGGTCGGTCTCCAACCTACTTGACGCGGTATAGAGAAGTGGTCATCTCGACAGGCTCATTACCTGTAGATCGTTGGTTCGAATCCAGCTACCGCTACCAGATCTTAGTAACCTTCTAACTAAGGAGGTGATCGATCTCGCGCTACAGCGTTACGTAGCTCGCTACAGTCATCTGTGAAGATCGCTAAGGCAACCATGGAGAAGTTAATGTCGGATGATAAATCCAAGAAAGGCTTTGCCTCAAATCCCGATGGGATTAATAGACGAGGTAGACCAGTAGGCAGCAAGAACAAGCTCCCATCAGACCCAGCTCTGAAAGAACTATTAAAGAAAAACGCTCCTGAAGCCATTCAAAAGCTCGTCTCATTGATGAGGAATGCCGATAAGGAGGAAACCCAGCTTAAAGCTTCTATTAAACTTATAGATATGACATATACAGTCGTTCTGAACGATGAGAAGCAAAATGGTATCCAGAAGGCCCAATCTGAGGAAAGCTCAGACAAGAAGCCAACTGGTAAAGTCATCTCACTGAGTATGACTCAGGGTTAGTTTTCTTAGAAGTCTGAGGAGAGGTAGCTGACTGCATAAGCAGCCCTGCAGCTACGTTTATGGGGCATGGAAGAGTGGCCATCATAAAATTCAAAACACGAAAGGGAGTCCTTCATCGAGGGTCTCCCTTTTTGCATTTCTAAATATCATATCAAATATCATACCAAAATGTCAAACAAAATCAAATATATAGTTAAGCTTAAAGGGCTTAACCCTATGACTGTTGAAGCAGAACGTGCCCAATCAGACGGAGCACTGATCCACTTTACTAACGCACCTAATGAAGAAGGTAAGTGTGCATCGCTTCTAGTAGTTAATATCGAATCCTTAGAATACTTCGGCCCAGAAGGGTACTTCGAGGTAGCAAACAAGAGGTAACCCAGATGTCTGAAGAAGTTCAAACGTTGGGTCCAGCCTCAGCCAAACAAGAAATGATTTTAAACAGTGACGCTCAGATATGCATTATCGGCGGAGCTGCCGGATCGGGGAAGTCCTACCTTCTCCAGATGATACCCTTAAGGTATATAGATGACGGTAAGACAACCATCATCATGTTCAGACGAACAACACCCCAGATTAAGGGGCAGGGTGGTATATTTGATACTGCCTTTAATATGTATAATGAGTTAGATGCTTCCATTAAGCCTACCTTTAGGTCAAATGATCTAACTTGCCGATTCCCAAGTGGTGCCTCCATGAAGTGGCAACACATGGAGTATGAGAAAGATAAATTAAATATTCAGGGTCTTCAGTATACCTTCATTGGTGTGGATGAGGCTTGCCAGTTCGAATGGTCACAGCTTGAATATATGATGTCTCGTCTCCGTTCAGAATCTAAATACCCTTCTCGTATGGTTATGTCATGTAACCCTGATAGTGATCATAAGATCAGAGAGCTGATCGATTGGCACCTTGACGATGAAGGTTATCCGATTCCTGAGAGGGATGGTGTAGTTCGTTATTTTGTCAGACGTGAAGGTGACTTCTTCTGGGGTGAAACCCGTCAGGAGTTAGCTGAAAGGTTTGATATACCTGAAGAGGATTGGGAAGCAGCTATTCTTAGCTTCACATTCATCTCTGCGACTATCTATGATAATCCGCCGATGATGAAGAACAACCCTGAGTACAAAGCTTTCCTAGAAGGTCTAGGCCCTGTAGATAAAGCTCAGCTACTTCATGGTAACTGGAACGTAAGAGCTGAAGGAGCTAATTATTTCAGACGTGAGAACATGGTTAAAGTCCCCACTAAACCCTTCAATGCCGTATGGGCACGAGGATGGGATAAGGCCTCACAAGAGCCTACCACTCAAGAGAAACATCCTGACTTCACAGCGTGTGCTAAATTAGGTAAGTGCCCTGATGGGTTCTATTACTTGGTTGGCGATCACGTTGAATCTAATAATGAGAAGGGCCTCGAAGAGTACGGAAGATTCAGAAAGCGCCCCGGTGAGAGAGATAAGATCATAGCTCAGCAAGGTCACTATGATGGTGAAGATTGTGCCATAGTCCTTCCGATTGACCCCGGCGCGGCTGGTAAGGTTGAGTTCGCAGAGTCTGCTAAGAAACTCCTAGCTGAAGGTTTAAGACCTAAACAAGATCCAGTCCCTAATACCCAAAACAAACTGTCACGGTTTGAGCCTTTCGCAAGTGCTGTCGAGGCTGGATTGGTTCGTGTAGTTGAAAGCACCTTTAAGAACAAACAGTCCCTCAATAAGCTCTACGATGAGCTTGAGAAGTTTGATGGTGAACGAAGTACACGTACTAAGAAAGATGACTGGGTGGATGCTATAGCTAGTGCATTCAATTACCTAACGCAGGCCCGGAGTATACGGGTTGTTAAACGAAATCAAAAACGAAGTGACACCTATGCTAAGGATGTTATTTCTAAGAACAAAACTTAAGAGGAGCTAAGCATGAGTAAACCAACTCGTTTAGTTATTGAGAATAAGGGCGTTGGTGCTATCCATGAGCGCCAGTTCTTCCTAGATATTCAGGCAGCTATTCTTGATGGCTACCGTATCAGCGAGAGCACAAAGCGTATTGATTCAACCATGAGAAACTACATGGGATTCATGGGTAGAGCTGTTCTAGTTCTTCCTGAAGATGCTCAAGTAGAAGAGACTCCAGTGGAAACACCTGAAGTTGAGACTCCTGAGGTTGAGACTCTTGAAGTTGAAGAGAAGGTTGAGGAAGTGGTTGAGACCCCTGTAGAGGAAGACCCACAACCTAAGCTGGATACCCTCAAGAAGAAAGATGACCTTCTTCAATATGCTAAGGAATTAGGTGTAGATATCCCTGAGGATGTCAAGGCCCCGATGAAGATCAAAAAGATCATCAGAGAGTCTGGTAAAGTTTAATAAGAGGTAGCTGATGTCAGAAGATATCAATAAGGCTGAAACCTCTGGAAACAAAACGGTGGTTAGACCTATCACTAATCGTGAGAAAGGTCAGCCACGGGTAGTGACAAGTGGTAGGTTCATTCAGGATACACGTAGAACCGAACTTACCATGCCACGTAGGCTTTGTACTTTCGATAGTATGATGGCTGATGATGCAGTGTTTAACTCTGTGGACGTTACTAACCTACCTGTGCTTATGGCATTAGCGGGCGGGAAGTTTGTTTCCAATAATGGATCAGCAATAAGTGAGGAAGTTGCTAAGTTCCTTAACTACAATATTCGCAATCTGAGTTCTGGCACTTGGCTTCAGGCTATTAATAACCTAAACACAGATATTATTTATGGTTTCTCCCTTCTGAATATTGTTACAGAAAAACGTAACTCCGGGCCTTACAAAGGTTTCAGAGTTCTCAAGAAATTAGCTCCAAGAGATCAGAAGTCCGTTTACGGATGGGTTTGGGATAAAGAGTTTCGTGAGGTTATTGGTTTTGTTCAGAAACCCAATCTCAAGAAGAATAGAAATCCCAAGATGACCGATTTTGCTCAGGGATTAACAAGCCTAGATACAGCAGCCCTTCAGCAATCTAACTACCCATTTATTAAGTCAGAGCAATTACTCCACAGTGTTTACAATCCTACTAATAATAATCCTCAAGGTGATTCCCCTCTCATGCATTGTTATGATGCTTGGCTAGAGAAGAAACTTGTCGAGAAGTATGAAGTTGTGGGTGTTAGTAAGGACCTTGGTGGTGCTTTAGTCCTCAGGGTTCCTTCTCAGTTAATTGAGAGAGCTAATGACCCAGCTACGTACCCTGATGAGGCAGCTGAGTATACAGCCCTTCAAGAGGATGCTGCGGCGTTACACGCTGGTGAGTCAAGCTACATAGTTCTGTCATCTGATGTAGATGCTGCAACCAAAATCCAAGATTACGATATCCAATTCAAAGGTATCGACGGGGGCGGTAAGCAGTACAAAACATCAGACATCATCGACCAGAAGCGTAAAAGTATCTACAATGTATTTGGAGCAGGATTCCTACTACTGGGCCAAGACTCTACAGGGTCCTATGCACTTAGTTCTAGTCAGACCTCTACTCATGCGATGTACGTTCAAAGAAATATTCTTTGGAAAACTGACCTGATTAATAATCAGTTGATCCCAACTATCCTGAAAGCGAATAACATCCAGCTTGACTGGGAAGATATGCCTGTATTCGAACCAATGGATCCGGACGAACTAGATCTTGATGTTCTATCCAAAGCTATTCAGCGTATGAAATCTGTCGGCGGCCTTACTGAAGAGGCTCTTACAGAGCTATATGAGAAGGCTAACCTACCGACAGATGGTATCGATAAGTTAGTTTTCGATGACGGTGACACAAGCCGTGGTGGGGAAAGCAACGGTACATCTGGAACGGGGAATACCCAATCAGGTGGCGCATCAAGCTCAACCAATTCAGAGAATGGTGGGGTAGCTAAGAGCTTCACAGTTGATAGAGAAGAAGATGGTATAATTTACGCTATTTCAAGTGATGGCGAAACCATTACTATCTCTAAGGAAGAATAGATATGGATAAAGTAAATGAGATCCTCAAGGCTGCAGGTGTAGCTATTGAGAAGAACACAGATAATGACAAAAGGAGCATTATCTCAAATGCCATAAGGGCAGAATACCCTGACACATATCCTTACTTAGTAGATTATGATGATGAGTACATCTACTTCGAGGTATATACAGGTGAGGGTTATAAGAACTTCAGAGCTGGATATACATTCTCGGGAGTATCTGTAGACATCGAGAGTGATCCAGAAGAAGTTGTAAAACTTACTGAGTACCGGGTTGTTAAGAATGACCTGAGCACAGAGAAAGGTTTACTAAATTTTATCACTAAGCATTTCGGTGGAACAAAAGGATCTGGGAAGACAGTTCTTAAGCAATTCCAAGAAGAAGAGATGGTAGCTATTGAGAAGCTCTATATCCACCCTGAGGATGTTGATGGAGTTGGTGATACTATTTCTTTAGAAGATACCCGTGGTATGGTTGATAGCTTAAACAAAGCCATCGAAGCGGGCACCCTACAGCATGGACTTTTCCACAAGCATAAGACAGATTCCTTCTCTGTTGTTAAGGCTTGGGTAGCTGAGACAGATTGCATTATCGGTGAAACTGAGATCAGAGAGGGTCAACCCCTCATTAAGGTTCAGTTCCATAATGAGACTGCTTGGGAACTTCGTAAGAGTGGTGAGATTGCTGGGATTAGTATCGGAGCTAAAGCTACCGAGATTGAGGAGTTAACTGATGACTGATTTACTATCAAGCGCAGTTGAGAAACCTAAAGCAAAGAGAGTACTGAAGGGTGTTCACTTTGACTTTAAAGGTGCAGAAATTACCTATACCGATTGGTCACAGGGTGGAGCTTGCAGCTTAGAGAATGATATGGTCCTTGCCAAGGCAAAGGATAACAAGAAGCCTCTAACAAAAGAGCAACAAGCTATCTTAGATCAAATCGGTGAAGAACATACCGCTCTAGAGAAATCTAAAGTGGATGCAACAAACACCCCCTCTTCCCCTACTACGGGTGATGGTATCGGGGGAGAGACACATGATAAAGGAACGGATGATATGTCTGATCAAATCGTAAAAGACCTTCAAGCTCAATTAGCAGCTCTTAAACATGAGAATGCTGTTGTTAAAGCTCAAGGCACTCTTGCTGGTTATGGCTTTGAAGCTGAACTAGCTGATGAAGTTGCTGAAGTACTTGCTAGTATCGAAGCCTCTGAAACAATCGTTAAGGCTTTTGATGCCCTAGTAGCTCAAGCTGAGGCTAAGGTTGAGACTGCTTTAGAGAAAGCTCAACAAGAAGCTAAGGCTAGTAAGGAGACAGCTGATACTGATCTTCAGAAAGCCCTTGACGCTGAAGCTGGTGAAGGTGGAGAGCCTGAAGCAGACGCTGTTGAGAAAAGCCTGATTGATAAAATCATAGAACAACAAGACCTACAGAAAGGAGCTAAATAATGCCTGTTAATGATACTGGTCGCAAATATTTCACAGATGTTGTTAAAGGTGTAAATACCTTTGAGAACTCTAATGCAATGCAATACAACTTTACAACTATCACCCCAGCTATTGCAGCTACTACTGTAGAGCCGATGGGTATCCCTTTGATCTACAACGAGACAGCCGGTGAATGGCAGATCGTAGCAGATACCAATATCGCTGAACTAGGTGGAAGTGGCTCAGGCCTTCCTAACGATGGCTTTGTAGCTATCATCGTTGGTACTGCTTTTGGTGCTGGTTTCAACAACAAAGATGTTGACCTAGCAACTGAGGACGTAACTGTTCTATTCCGTGGCGCTAATAATACAGGTGTTGTTCGTGATGGTATCGACTTCACCCTAGCTACCCTTAGCGCACCAAACCAAGCAAACTATGAGAAAGCTCTTGAAGCAGTTGGCATCATGGTTATCGACAACGCTGAAGTTGTTAGCCCAACTTACACATCTTAATACAGGGAGTAAAGATATATGACTGTTAAGATTAATCAAAGCAACGTAGAGTTTGATAAGGCTCTTAGCCATTCAAATGAGAACTCTTTTGAGTTGCAAGACGTTACCCCTATTGTTGAGCGCCAAGAAGTTGCTCCCGGTCTTTTGACTGCCCTATTGGGTGGTACTACTAACCAAGTTATGCTTGAGACAAACACTTTCAAGTATGATGAGTTAGAGCACACTGTTCAGTTACCTGATGGTAAGCGTTATGATGAGTTCGGTAAAGACCTTCAAAAAGACAAGCCTCGTCAGTTAATCTATGAGGTAGGTAGCTTCGGTATCCGTTCTAACGTAGCTCCAAAAGACTACGCTAACCGTAGAATCCCGGGCTCTCCTGACCAGTTGATGGATGAAGCATACCTTGTTTCTCAGATGAATGCTAAGAGTCAGAAAGCATGGCAGCTGTTCGATGAACTATCTTTTGCTCAATTGCTGACAACTGATACGAACATCACCCGTGGTGGTCCAATGCCAGAGTATAACTTCTACACTGACATCGTTGGTAGTGCACGTCCTGCTAAGATCAACATGGATCTTGACAATAACACTATTGATCACTTCCAATCATTCGCTGAACAGCTTGACTTCCTAGAGCAAGATGTTGAGAAGACAATGAACACAATGTCTATGCCTGTTGTTCTTTGCGGTAAAGACTTCTTCAACCAACGTCTTCTAGTTGAGAAGCAACAAGGTGGAGCTGGCTCACTAACACTGAACCGTGAAATGCGTGGTGGTCTAGACCTAGCATCTATGGGTGTTCCTGAGTCTAGCTTCGGTTCTGGTTCTGGTCGTTTCAACTACCAGTACTTCGATTCCCACGATGGTCTACGCTACATCCGTTACAGTGCCTCTATCGCTGGTACTAAGTTGATCGCTGATGCTGATGCTTACATGATCCCAGTTGGTGCTGAGACATTCATGAAGCAAGTATTTGCTCCAGCTCAGACTCGTCAGTACGTTAACACTACTGCACAAACTG